GGCTTTCGCGCTTCGCGTTTTTGCACTAGCGAAACGAGCCGCCCAGGCCTAAAACCCCGCGATTGCACGGCGTATTCTTACACGCGAGGCTAGATGACCGCAGACCGACCCGGAGGAACCCGCTACCTCGGCGACATCATGACCGCTGGCGAGGTCTGCGAAACCGTCGGACGTTCGCGTGGTTGGCTGTCGCAGCTCGTCACCGCCGGGGCGATTGCGCCATGCGACCGCGACGGCCCGCGAGCCTCGGCGCGCTACCGCCTCGCCGACGTGGTGCGGATGTGCCGCGAGCGGCAGATCGATATCTCGGCATGGGAGCGCCGCGTCCCGCCGTCGATCATGCGAGCTGCCGAGCCCGAGGAAGCGCCAGAGGCTGGCGCGCCGGTGGACTGGCACGAGGAGCGCGCCCTACACGAGCGCCGCAAGCGCGAGTTGACCGAGCTGCGCCTAGCCGAGTCCCGCCGCGAGCTGATCCCAGCGGTCGACGTGGCCGCGTGCATGGGCCGGATCAGCGTGTCGCTGCGTGAGCACGTCCTGGCGATCGAGTCGGTGGCACTGGTGCAGATGGACCCCGACGCGCACGCGTGGCTGTGTGGCGAGCTTCGGGCGACGCTGCACCGGATGGCGGACGACTTCGAGGCCGAGACCGGCAGGTTGCTGCGTGAGCGCGACATCGGCGAGGCGCGCCCGGCGATGGTCGACGCCGACGCGGAGGGCTGATGCGGACTGCGGACGAGATCGCCGCGTCATGGTGGCACGCGCTGAGGCCTCCGCCGCTGCGCTCGGTGAGCGAGTGGGCGGAAGCCGAGCGTGTGTTGACGACCGACAGCAGCGCGCAGCCTGGGCGCTGGCGCACTGAGGTGACGCCGTACCTGCGCGAGCCGATGGATCGGCTTTCGGCGACCGACCCTTGCGAGCGGGTGGTGATGTGCGTGGCGTCGCAGGTTGGCAAGTCCGAGACCGCCTTGAACGCGGTTGGCTATTGGGCCTGCGACGCGCCGAGCCCGATCCTGTACGTGCTGCCGAAGGCGGATACGGCGAAGGAAGTCAGCCGGATGCGGATCGCTCCGATGATTGCCGCGTCTCCGGCACTGACTGAGGCGTTCGGCAAGGCGAAGGGGCGCGCGTCATCGATGATGCTGCGGGAGTTCCGGGGCGCTGCGCTTTCGATGGGTAGCGCGGACAGCCCCTCGGACCTCGCGGCGAAGTCGATCCGTTATCTGGTGCTCGACGAGGTCGATCGCTTCCCGGCGTCGGCTGGCAGCGAGGGCGATCCGGTCGCACTGGCGGTACAGAGAACGGTGTCGTTCAGCCGGCGCAAGATCCTGCTCACGAGTACGCCGACGACGCTGGAGGGCTCGCGCATCTGGCGGGAGTACCAGCGCACCGGACAGCGCCGCTACGCGATTCCATGCCCGCACTGCGGCGTGCCGGAGCCGTGGGAGTGGGAGATGCTGCGGTGGGAGCCGGGCAAGCCGCAGACGGCGATGGTGCACTGCCCGCACTGCGGCACCGGCATTGACGAGCGGGACAAACGCGAGTTGCTGTCGCTCGGCCGGTGGACCCCAGACCGGCCAGACCTGGAGGACGGCTCGACCTACGGCTACCGGCTGACTGCGCTGTGCGCGCCGTACGGCTGGCTGCCGGTGTCGTGGGCGGCGCTGGCGAAGCGTTGGGAGGCGACGGAGGCCGACCCGCTAGAGCGGCAGGTGATGGTCAACGTCGCGCTGGCGCTACCCTACGACGACACCGCAGCGTCGACGGTCGACCCCGACGGCCTAGCCTCGCGAGCAGAGCGATACCCGGCACGCGTACCAGCCGGCGGCGCGGTGCTGACAGCCGGCGTCGACGTGCAGGTGGACCGCGTCGAGGCGTCGGTGTGGGCGTGGGGCGACGGCGAAGAGTGCTGGCTGGTCGAGCACGTCGTGATCCCTGGCGACCCGTCCGGCCCGACGCTGTGGGCAGATCTGGACCGCTACATGCAGCAACGATGGGCGCACGAGTCCGGCGCGCTGATGGGCATTGACGCAGCCTGCGTGGACTCAGGATACATGGCCGAGCAGGTGCAGGCGTGGTGCGCTGAGCGGCGTGGCCGACGCATCTGGGCGACCAAAGGCAGCAGCGCAGCAGATCCGACGCGGGCGGTGTGGCCACAGCGTGGCAGCCGAGGCAAGCGCGGCACAGGCCACGCGGTCTACCTGCTAGGCGTGCACGCGGCGAAGGACGCGCTGTGGGCGCGGTTGCAACGCGAGCCGCCTGGGCCTGGGTCGATCCACACGCCAGCCGGCGAGGGCGCGCCCGATCTGGCGTGGTACGAGCAGATCATGGCCGAGCGCCTACGCATGGTCGACGGCAAGCGCCGGTGGATGCGCCCGCGTGGTGCGCAGTCCGAGGCGCTGGATTGCTGGGTGTACGCCTACGCCGCGCTACTCTCGATGGGCCAGTCGAGCCGCACGGTAGCTGCTGGCCGCGCACGGCTGGATGCGCTGCCACGAGCGGCGCAACCAGCGCCACAGCCGCGACCGTACGCGCAGCACAGGCCGCCGTCGCGAACGCCTACGGGATGGCTAGCGCCAGGCGCTCGGCTGCGCTAGGATGCCGCTGCGGAGGTGTGCCGATGGCATGGACGAGCACAGACCTAGCGGACCTGGAGGACGCGATGAAGACGGGCATCGGCTCGTACAGCATCGCGGGCAAGACGATGACGTTCCGCAGCCTTGCCGAGATGCGCGAGCTGCGGGCAGAGATGCGCCGCGAGCTTGGCTTGACCGCGGCGCAGAACGCAAAGCGCGTTACGTACGGGAGGTTCAGCAGGAAATGAGCGCCGCATCCACATCCCGCATCCGACGCTGGCTACAGGCGCTCGCCCGTCCGCTGCCGCCGCAGCAGCAGGCAGCCGTTGACGCTCGCCGATCCTACGAAGCCGCCGACGTTGGCAGGCTTGCTTACGGCTGGAATGCTGGCAGCGCCGGACCAAACTCCGAGGTCGACAGCGGACGCGTGGTGCTGCGGGATCGCTCGCGCGAGCTTGTCCGCAACAACGCGCTTGCGAATCGCGCGGTTAGCGTGCTGACGTCGGCGCTTGTCGGCGAGGGCATCCGGCCGCAGGCGCGCACGGGTCGCGAGAGCCTGGACGCGGCGCTAATGGCGCTTTGGGACATGGCGTCGGGCGAGATCGACGCCGCCGGCCGCTGCGACGTGTACGGACTGCAGGCGCTGGCGGTACGCGGCTGGGTCGAGTCCGGCGAATCGCTGCTACGTCGTCGATGGCGTCGCACCGACGACCCGACCACGATCCCGATGCAGGTGCAGGTGCTGGAAGCGGACATGCTCGCGGACGACGACGTGTGGTCTACGGGTCGGCGCAGCGGCGTGCGCTACGGCATCGAAACCGACGCGATCGGCAGGCGCACAGCGTACGAGCTGTACCGCCAGCACCCCGGCGAGACGGATTGGCTCTCAGCCTCGACGCTGGAGACCGTCATGGTACCGGCGTCGGAGGTGTCGCACGTCTACCAGGTGACGCGGCCCGGCCAGATGCGCGGCGTGCCGTGGCTGACGCCGGTGATGCTGGACATCCGCGACCTTGACGACTTCGAGCACGCCGAGATCGTGCGGCAGAAGATGCAGGCTTCGCTGATGGCATTCCGCCGGACGCCGTCGCTCGACCCGCTTGGGATCAGCGATCAGGTCGAGCAGGCGACGGATGGCCGCTGGCTGGAGACGCTGAGTCCTGGCATGATCGCCAAGCTGCCGCCCGGCGAGGACGTGACGCTACTAGCCCCGGCGCAGTACGGCGGCTTCCGTGACGCGGTGATGCACGCGCAGCGCGTGATCGCGACTGGTGCGCAGATTCCGTACGAGATCCTGACCGGCGACCTGACGGGGGTGAACTACTCCAGCATTCGCGCCGGCATGCTGGAGTACCGATCGCTTTTGCGCGTGCTGACCCGCAACGTCGTGATCCCGCACGTCTGCTCGCCGATGTGGCGCTGGTTTGTCGAGGCTGCCGAGGTCGGCGGGCTGCTGCCGCGCATGACCCAGCAGGAGCGCGCGCTAGCGATGCGTCCGCACTGGCACCCGCCGAAGTGGGTGCCGATCGACCGCGAGGCCGAGATCAAAGCTGACATCCTGGAGATGCAGGCCGGCATCCGCACCCTTGCCGAGACCGCAGCTGAGCGCGGCCACGACTGGATGGCGCAGCTTGAGCAGATGGCGAGCGAGCGCGAGAAGGCCGAGGAGCTTGGGCTGTCGTTGTCGGGCTTTGGCAGCGCGTCGCCGTCGCAGGCGGTCACGATGCCGCCGAGCGCGGTCAGTGCGCCGGAAGTGGACGACGAGACTGACCAGACCGACGACCAGACCGACGACGCGGCCTAGCCGCACAGACGCCGCACAGTAGGCGTTGACAACCGCGCAGGACTTGCGCAGCCTACAGTCGGCACGCCACTATCGGCGCGCGGGGTGACTGATGCCTGACGGACTCCAGACACGCGACGACCTGACGACGTACCGCCGCGCGGCGCTGCAGCCTGAGAGCTACGACGCCGATGCGCGTACTGTCGACGTGGTGTGGACCACTGGCGCAGACGTGCAGCGCAGCGACTGGGCGACGGGCAAGCAATACACCGAGCGGCTCGACGTCGAGGGCGCGGACCTTGGGCGGCTGAACGCAGGCGCGCCGCTGCTCGATGCGCACGCGAGCTTCTCGGCTCGCAACGTGGTCGGCGTCGTCGTGCCGGGCTCTGCCCGTGTCGAGGACGGCGTCGGCGTGGCTCGCGTGCAGCTCAGTGCGGCGGCAGACGTCGCCGACACCGTGTTGAAGATCACCGAGGGCGTGCTGCGCAATATTAGCGTCGGCTACGCGGTGCGCGAGTGGTCGATCGACAAAGACGAGCAGACCGGCGCAGAGACGCGCACGGCGGTGCGGTGGGAGCCGATGGAGCTGTCGGCCGTGCCAATCCCAGCAGATGCAGGCGCGCAGGTGCGCGCACAAGAGCGGGAAGCCCCCGCGCAGGAGCCAGTGATGACCGAGCAGACCAAGCCGGCCGAGGTGGTGGATATTGCCGCCGTCCGTGCCGAGGCAGCGGCCCAGGCCGCCGAGATCGCGGCGACCGCCGTTCGCAGCGGCATGACTGCCGAGCAGGCGCAGGCGCTGGCCGCCAAGCCGCGCGCCGAGGCCCAGGCCGAGATCATCCGGCACCTGACCGAGCGCCAGAAGCCGACCGAGGTCAACGCGAATCACAGCGGCGTCACGGTCAAGACCGACCACGACGAGCAGGTGATGCGCGGCACGGTCGAGGCCCTGATGGTTCGCGGCGGCGCTCGCGACGTCGAGCTGAGCCCGGCCGGTCGCGCGCAGATGCAGACCTCGCTGCTTCGCCTTGCCGAGCGGTGCATCCGCCAGAACGGCGGTCGTCCCGAGGATATGACCGAGCGGCAGGTCGCCGAGACGGTGCTTCAGCGGTCGTTCGCTGGCGCGCACTCAACCAGCGACTTCCCGTTCATCCTCGCGAACGTGGCGAACAAGTTCCTCCGCAGCGCCTTCGCCGAAGAGCCGATGACGCACACCGCGTTCTCGTACACCCGCCCGGTCCGCGACACCAAGCAGATCAGCGTCGTGTCGCTGGGCAGCGTGGACGCGCTGCCGAAGGTGGTCGAGGGTGCAGAATACACCTACGCGACCATCGGCGAGGGTCGTGAGGTCTACAATCTCGCGAAGTTCGGGCAGATCTTGCCCTTCACCGTCGAGATGCTGCTGAACGACGACCTCGGCGCGTTCGGTCGGCTCGCGACCGAGATGGGCCGCGCGGCGGCGCGCACCGAGAAGGGCCTCGTCTACGGCACCAGCGGCGTGCTCGGCAGCAACAGTGGCGCTGGCGAGACGATGGCCGCCGAGGGCAGCATTGCGGCAGCGGCGCTGCACGCGGCGACGCACAGCAACCTTGGCACCGGCGGCGCGCTCAGCGCGTCGACCCTCGCCGAGATGCGTCAGCTGCTGCTGTCGCAGACCGACCGCAACGGCAACATCATCGGCGGTCTGATGCCGAAGATCCTGCTCGTGCCGGCCGCGCTGCTTGACACCGCCGAGATCCTGCAGCAGGCGCGCTACGTCCCGACGACCGCCGCCAACGGCGCGTCGATGTGGATCAGCGGTCTGCAGGTCATCGCCGAGCCGCGCATCGACGCGGTCAACGCGGCGGGCTACTACCTGATCAGCGACCCCTTCGTGGAGATCGCCAAGCTGCAGGGTGAGGAAGCCCCGACGATCTCGCGCATCGAGCACCCCGAGGCCGACCAGATCGGTTTGAAGGTCCGCTACTGGTGCGCCGCCAAGGCGGTCACCTGGCGCAACTCGACCTACAACGCCGGCAGCTAAGCGGCTGCAACCGGAGGAGATACACACATGAGCACCAAGCAACTCACCGAGGGCCGCTCCCTCACGATTACCGCGTCGGCTGCCTACAGCTCCGGCGACGTGGTCGAGCAGGACGGATTCATCGGCGTCGCGCAGACCGACATCGCCAACGGCGCAGACGGCTCGATCGCCCTGACCGGCGTGCACATCTGCCCGAAGAAAACCGGCCAAGCCTGGGTGATGGGCGATCGGCTCTGGTACGACTCCAGCGCCGAGACCGTCAGCAACGCTTTCGTTGGTGGGTCGGCGGACCGCTTCATTGGTCGCGCGTGGGCCGCTGCCGGTTCGGCTGACACGACCGGTTCGGTCATGCTTGGCCAGAGCGACAGCAACGATGTCGCGGTCCTGACCTCTGGTCAGGTCGCGGTCACCGCCGCCACCAGCGGCACCGTGTCGGTCGGCGCAGGCTACAACGGACTCGTCGTCCGCACCTACATGCTGACGAGCGACGCCAACGAGTCGGTCCGCTCGGCTGCGATCGCGGCTGGCACGCTTACGGTGACCCTTACCGGGTCGGCTACCGCCAAGGTGTGGTTCGAGATCCTTGACATCGCGGTGGCGTAAGTCGGGCGACGTCTAGGACACAGCATAGGGCCGCCC